GCCCGGGCGTAGGCCGGGGACGGCCTGCATGGTTTTGGTGCCATTCACCTGGACATCCTGGAAAAGGCTTTCAGGAATGGAAAAGGGCTTGTCCGCCCATTTGCTGTCTGTCCAGGAGCCGGCATAGACCTGGCCGTCTCCCTGCTGCTGCCAGATATAGTCCTGGATGCCGAACACGGCACCCAGGGAGTCCAGGCCGTGGATACCGTTGGCAACGGTCTGGAAGGCAGGGCAGGGCGTATTGCCATAGGGCTTGTCCGGAACGGTAAAAGACAGGCCGGTTTTCCTGGAATACACTCCCAGGATATCTTTCATGGAGGCATGCCGGATGGACACGGGCAGGACGGCCCAGAGCACGGCGGAAAGCTCCCGGCAGAAAATCCGCTGCTGGGCCTTGTCCACGGTGTGGCTCTGGTCAATGAATCCTGTGAAAAATTCTTTCATGCGGTCCTGGGAGGCATCCCTCATGGACAGCTGGACAATACCGGTTAAAGGCTCGGGGCTTCTGACCGTGAAATCGGCCCGGCCAGGGGTGGACATATCCAGGCAGACATGTTCCCGGACCAGGCCCATGGGTTCACCGTTGATGGTCAAGGATTTTATCAGCTTCATAGCTTTTCCGCCTGGTCCAGGACTTGTTTGTATTGGGTCGTATCCGTGGCCGGTGCTTTGCTCTGGTCTCTGTTTTCAACCCTTTCCGGGTTGCTCAGGTACTCCTGGAGGGTGAAAGAAACCGTCCACATCTGCATGGTGTCGGTTTCATTCCAGTTCAGATGCTCAATGAACCGTACCTGCCGGATCCCGGCGGCATTGGCCGTTCGGTGGGTAACGGTATAGATTTTACGCTCTCCCTTACCGTTCGTGGCCTCTGCCGTCTTGACCAGGGCATTCAGCTCCTGGGCTTTTTTGAAGGGGATGGAAACGGATATCCGTAGGATTTTGGGCTTAATGCCCTTTTCAACGGAGTCCGTGCCTGAAGTTTCCCCGGCAATATCCTCTGTCCGGAGCTCCAGGTTGCCCTTGACCACCAGGTTGCTGCCGGGTACTCGGAAATTATCCAGTTGCATCATGGGTTGCTGAATTCCTTTATAAAGTTATGGCTGTATCATCCGGCCAAACCGTATCAATCCCGGCCTCATACACCGAAAATGCGTCGTCATCCGTTGCCGCATCCCGAATTTGATCCTTTAATTGCCAGGATGCCTCCATCACCCGGGAACGGTACTGCATGTATGCGTCCAGCACAGTGCAAATATCCTCAGCGGACAGATCCAGCACCTTGTCATCTTCGGTTCTCACCTTGACCATGGTTCCCTCGGCCATTTCGGCAGCGGTCCGTTTCAGCTCAGACCAGTTGAAAAGGTCATTCACCCCACGGGTCTGGAGAATATATGGATGGGTATCGACCATTATTTTGATTCCGGAGGTGAAAATTTCATCCCGCCTTGCATTTACCTTGTCTTTCATCTTTCGGCGAATATCAAACCCTGCATCCGGGTTGCTAACGCGATTTTTCTTTTTATAGACGGCATATGCCTTGCCGTCTATAATTTCGACGGTTCCAGTCTCAACGGCAGCGTAAAGATCCGTGTCCATCCCATGATCTGTGACTAGTTCAATGACACCCAAATTCGCAAGGTTGATTTCAGGTTTCATGAGCCCACGCCTTTTTAGTTGGCTTGCCGTCTGCCTTTTGTTAAGTTCGGTATCGAAATACATGTTTTTTAACCTTATTTTATATGAATGTTATACGAAATCAATGCGGAAATAATAGCTATTACAACGTATTTTTTCCCGCTAATTAAAACAAATGATTACAGGATAAATCTCCGGCACGGGACAACCCAGTATACGCCGTACTTGCTATCGTAATCCTGATTGCCATCACTGGGCCGCTGGTTCCACGCGATACTACTATTGTACTTAGACGAAGACCAAATACGTCCAGTTCCCATTGCAGAAAATTTTGTTCCAGTTGTATCATCTGTTATATCTATTGTATCTTTAGCTGCAATAATAGCTGCAAGTTCTTCTTTGTTTGGAAGGAAAAAATCGCTTTGTCCTTCAAATGTCAAGTTTGCACAAAAGTTTGCAGCAGGAGAGCCGATACTCCCCTGGCTGTCGTTATATGTATTGTATGATGCGCTGGTTAAAATTCCAGTATTGTATTTGCCTGTATGAGGATCGGTAGCGCCAGCAGATGCAAGGTTGAGTAGCTCTGTCACCTCATTATCAGACAATCCCCACTTTGTTCTTGCTTTACGCTGAGAAGCCGGTGCAACAATAAGGTATCCATCCTGCCCATCAGCAAAAGTATACGGGCCGACAGCAATGCCACCGTCTACGCGGACGCCATTTGCAATGCTGATAACAGAGAAGAGTGTCCCGTTACTCCAGTCGGACCAACCTTCCGCCGCTCCTTTGTGCCTCACACGCCAGTAGTATGTTTTTCCTCGTTTGACAATTCCATCCGGCACATTGTAGCTCGTCTTATTGCTTTCAGTCTCATTGGAATCATATACAATAGATGTAAAAGCCGGATCACTTGCCACCTGCCATTGAGAGGCCGCATGGGCGTCGCTGCCGCCTTCGGTGGCGAAATCGGAAGACACCAGGGTCAACCCGTCCGGTGTGCTGAGCTCTTCCCCGGCAGCCGGATTGATTCCGGAAGGCTTGTTCACCGTGATAAAGCTGGAAGCAGTGGTAAAGTGAATTAGATCGGACCAGGGAGATTGACCGCCTGTGGCATCAATGTGTCTGGCACGGATGTAATAGGTGGTACTGGTAGCCAGTTTGCCATCGGCCGGGGAATAGGATATCCCGGGAACGATTCCGGAGTCGTCAATGATATTTTTCGTCTCAAAATTCGCGGTTATGCTGATCTGAAACCGGGAACCAGCCTGGGAAGTGCCCACGGGATGGTCATACGCATTGGTGGTCAAAGAAGGCTGTTTGTCCACGTTTGTGGCACCGTTGGCCGGGGAAACGATAGACGGGGCAATAGGTGGGTTGTGAGTACCTCCCTGCCCGGTTTCGCATTCTACAAAAACAATGTGTTCAACGGTGGGGGCCTCGATGCCGGGGCCGGCTGTGCTGTCAATCTTAAAATCAAATGCTCCCCTGGCCGGTATCTGGTATTCAACATCCACAAAACCGTTACCTGCGTCACGCCTCCAGGCCCAGGGCGCCGGGGTCCAGTCCGTATGGGCGGCATCCTTGAAGAATGCTGCCAGGATGGCGTCATTATCGGTTCGCCGGACAACCGCGGTCTTGTCCTGGCTCAGATTGCCAACGGTCAAACCGGTTGCCTGGTAGTTTCCGCCATCAAGGGCAACGGCCTGTCCCGTTGTTTGGTCAACCGTCCAGGTGGTCTCACTGTAAAGGGTGTAGCCAGGGGCGAACAATTCCAACTGGACTTTATGGGGCTCAAACAGTTTAACCAGGTAAGAGCTATCCTTCAGGGCATTGAATCTGCTTTCATGGGCCTCTATTTTGTCATTCCATGCCTTGGCCTGGTTATTGGTCATATGGGCTTTTTCCGTGCCGACTTTTGTGGGGTCAACCAATTTTTCGGCATGGCAGTTAAATTTTGATTCATAATTAAACTGCCAAGTCTCGGCTGAAATCGTGATCCCGGTCAGGGCCTGGGCATTCTGGAAAGCCATGAGGACATTCCGGGTGATACAGTTGCCTGTGGTATTGGTGGCCAGATTCGTTTTTCGCTTGGGAGTTACAGGGGTGGTCGTCACCGTGATAACCTTATCCGTATCTTTTTCCACGGTTCCGATCCAGTTAAATGAAAAATCCCCCACATCAGAATCCAGGATGATGGAATAGACCACCTGGTCGGGATTCACATAACCCTTGTCTTTCGGATCAATGGCCTGGGTGTGGACAATATGGGCCGGGTCGGGTATTTGTTGGTTCCGTTCCACCGGTTGTGTGTAATCCAGATCCGGTATCAGGGCCAGGACCATCCTGTCTATGATCATGGGTTTTTCATTGCCCGCTAACTGGTTGATTCGTGTCTGGCCCTCTATAGTGATGGCGCTGCTCATATACTTTCCTCCATGATAGTTGATTCAGTTGAATGATCGTTGGAAAATTCAATGATGTGAATATGGAAAATTTCGGGTTGTTCTTTTGCTGTGAACGATTCGGTCAGGTGGTCGTTGGAAAATTCGGCCACCTGAATATGGAAAATTTCGGGTTGTTCTTTTACCGTGACTGATTCGGTCAGGTGGTCGTTGGAAAATTCGGCTACCTGAATCTGGAAAATTTCGGGTAGTTCTTTTGCCGTGACTGATTCGGTGAGGCGGTCGTTGGAAAATTCAGCCACCTGAATCTCGATAATTTCGGGCAGTTCTTCTGCCGTGACTGATTCGGTCAGGTGGTCGTTGGAAAATTCGGCCACCTGGATTTCCATGGGAAGGGTGGTGATGACTTTCCAACCATAGCGCCTGCAGGTTCGGCCATAATGTTGAATCAAGGTCGTTAACAGGCTTTCATTCTCTGCAAGTTGGGTGTCGGACAGGCTGATATTGATCACATCCCAGTCCATGCCGTCCATCCGCTCCTCTATCTCCACATATCCGATACCCAGGCGCTGAAAAATGTTTTTAAACCCTTCCACGCTTCCGGCGTCCCTGGCATTGGCATATGCATACCGAACCCTGAGCCGATAAATATTCAAGGGTTCATCTTTAAACCGCTGGATATCCCGCTGCCAGGCAACTAAGTCCAGGACCGGCTCGCTGCAGGTCATGGGATCAAGCTGTTGGATGGGAAACAGCGCCCATTCCCTCAGTAGAGAAAACCATTTGTGGGCTGCTACGGCCAGCTTGCCCACCTCTCCCTTGTTCATCCAGGAGGGCAGGGCAGGCTTGGGCAGTTTCGGTGTCATCAGGATACCTCAAGGTTCACGGTCAAGGTGCCGAGAATGGGCAGTTCCATGGCGCTTTTGATGTCGGACAGGGAAAAGGCCAGACTTTCAATGTCCGTCAATTGCCCGTGCAATTCATCGGAAAGCCGGGAAAAACTGAAACGGGAAAAGGGCATAGTCCGAGTGATGCCTTTAAAGTCCTGGTTTTCCCGGAAGGCGTACCGGATCCGGTTGGTGACTTCCTCTTCCAGGGCCGTGCGCTTGTCCTCGGGCAGCAAGCTGGAATGAAAAACCGTAACGGTCAAGGATTTGGATGCCTCGGGCATGGGCTTGCACAGCATGTCATCCCCGTGGCCGTGGTGGCCCTTGTTCCGGATATATGCATTGATGCCGTCCACAAAAGCCTGGGACGGGCACCCGGAGTCAATCATGATGAATGCATTGGCACTGCCCGGTCCCCTGGGGGCTCCATGTTCGAACCAGACATAATTGGGCGCGATTCCGGCAAACAGTGAGATAGCGGCCCGGTATGCTGCGTCATGGTGGTACTGGCCAACGGCGGAAAACTGGTTCCGGCACCTCAGCCGCAGGGAATCGTCCGGCTCTTCATCGGCCCCGGAAATGGTTATCCAGTCCGCTTCATTGGCAACCGATCCAATCCCGCCCACCGGTTCCGGCAGGATCTTATAATAGCCCGGACCCAGGTTATGGGCCTTGCCTGGGTGTTCCGCCTCCACCGGCACCAGACCGTTGATGGTTCCATCGGCCAGGGTTACGGCCTCGGTGGTCTTTACCCGGTAGATTTTTCCGTTAATGGGCGGGGTGGCCACCAGGATCCCGGCCTCCACCACGACTTCTCCGGCGCTGGACTCCCGGGTAAACCGGATCTTGCCCCTGGCCTTTGTGGCCGGCTTTCTTTCCAGGTCCACGGCCCAGGCCAGCAGGTTGAGCCATTTGCCCTGGGCATCCTTTAAAAAAGCATTGGGCAGGGCATGGTTGATCAACAGCTCCACCAGCCACAGGGCAGGCTTTGTCACAATGGCCGAGATCAGGCGCCAGAAAGGTGACCAGGCCGAATCGTTTGAAATCTTAACGTCGGATTCATTGTTGAGCTTGTCCCACTCGGCCTTCATGCCGGCTTCTGTTGTGGGGATCCCGGCGTCCACCAGCATCTGTTCATAAATCGTTTGGGTCATCATGCCTCCAGGAAAAAACCGACAGGTCCAAATTGAATGGTATCGGCTGTCAGGTAAAAGCGTCCGGGCTCTGGTTCTTCAATGTAGGCAGAGCCCGGGACGATGCGGTAATCATTATCCACGGCCAGGGTGATCTCCACCTTGGTTCGTTCTACAAGGCCCCGGTTTCTGTTTCCCACAAGAGGCGGCAACAAACCGGACTCCCGGATCATATGCACCAGGTCCTGGGCAATCACATCCCTGTCAAAGATCAGGATGGAATTGCCGGCTTCATCCAGGGCCAGGTCATCATCCGTTATCAGTAAGTCTCTATATTCCTTCATTTATGCAAACATGCCCATATGACTGCTGATCTCCTGGGGATTGATGGACCGGGAGGTCACGATCTTACCCACGTGTACGGCATTGGAATTTGACCGGTTATTGTTGGTTACGGCATTGGCTATGGACTGGCTGGCCCCTCCGGGAATAGCCGTGGAACGCCTGGGTGCGTCCAGGGAAGGGGATGTTTTGGGTATGTCCTCTGTCGGATCATTTCCTATGCCCGGAATCCAGGACAGTTTATCCTTTACCCAATTGAAAGTTCCGGACATGGCTGTAAAACCACCCGTAATTTTATCAATCCATCCCATGATCGCCTGTCCCCAGCCTGAATCGAGGAACGTGGCCTTTAACTCGTCCCAACTGGAAATTAAGGTTCTGATACCCAAGACGATCAAGCCGATGGGATTGGTGAAGAGGAAAATCATGGCCCCGACTTTCAGGATTTTTGCCCCGACATCCCACAGCCATTGGCCGAAAGCCTGGAATCCGCCGGTAATGGCTTCACCGCATCCCACGATAGTCTGGACCCAGTCAGCGGCTATGTTAGATAGCCAGCTGCCGAAACCTTTAAAGCCGGTGATAATCCGGTCAATCCACCCCATGAGGGTCTGTCCCCATGTCGTGTCGAGAAAGGAGGCCTTGAGGTTATCCCAGTTGTGGATCACAGCGCCGATAAGTGCAATGACCCCGGCGATGGGATTGGTGAAGAGGAAAATCATGGCCCCGACCTTCAGGACCTTGGCCCCGACATCCCACAGCCATTTGCCGAAATCCTGGAATCCGTCGGCAATGGTTTGACCCAATTCCATGATGGCCTGGGCACAGTCAGCGGCAATGTTAGACAGCCAGTTGCCGAAATCTTTAAAGCCGTTGATGATGCGGTTAATGCACCCCATGACTGCCTGTCCCCATGTTGAGTCGAGAAAGGTGGCCTTGAGGTTATCCCAGTTGTGGATCACGGTGCCGATAAGGGTAATGATCCAGCCGATGGGATTGGAAAAGAGAAAAATCATGGCCCCGACCTTCAGGATCTTGGCCCCGACATCCCACAGCCATTGGCCGAAAGCTTGGAATCCGCCGGCAATGGCTTCACCGCATCCCACGATGGTCTGGACCCAGTCACCGGCAATGTTAGACAGCCAGCTGCCGAAACCTTTAAAGCCGGTGATAATCCGGTCAATCCATCCCATGAGGGCTTGGCCCCATGTAGAGTCGAGAAAGGCGGCCTTGAGGTCCTCCCAGTTGTGGATCACTGTGCCGATAAGGGTAATGACCCAACCGATGGGAGTAGTGAAGAGGAAAATCATGGCCCCGACCTTCAGGATCTTGGCACCGACATCCCACACCCATTCGCCAAAGTTTTTAAAACCGCCGGCGATCTTTTCAATCCATCCCATCATTGACTGAATCCAGCCAACATCCTTAAAGGTTGATTTGAGATCGTCCCAATAATAGATCGCAGCTCCCACCCCAGCGACCAGGGCCGCGACACCGGCGATAACCAAGCCGATGGGATTGGCAAGCATGGCACTGTTGAGCCAGAGAAACCCGGTTCGGGCCGAAAGCAAGGCACCTTTCAAAACGCTCATCCCGAATGTGGCCGCCTTCATGGCAAGATTCCATCCGGCCATGGCCAATTTGCCGATGATAGTTTCCCTTCCAAAGAGTTTGGTCATTAAGGTAGCAAACTGGGTTTCCTTGCTAAAAACCATGGTGGCCATGCTGGTAATCCCGATCATGGCCCCCATGGCGGCCACGGCCCCGATTAACCCGGTCACCAGGACAACCCCATACCCGATCCATCGGGTCAGGTTCGGGAATTCCTGGGTCCAGTTGTAGATGGCCCCGGCCCCTTCGGCCATGGATTCCACAACAGGCAGGAGAACAGGAAGCAGCGCCTGGCCAAGACCGATGCGCACCGCCTGTACGCCCTGGTCCCATTGCTGAAAAGGATCCACCATGGAGTCGGCCATGGTCATGGCTTTTTCCATGCCCTTCACATTGCCGAGGGACTCGATGTTTTCGGTCAGGCCGTTGGTGTCTGCCATCAACAGTTTGATAAGACCCACAGCCTCATCAGATCCAAAGGCCTTTTTCAAGGCATCGGATTCCGCGACATCGAATGTATCGCCGAATTTCCCTTTCAGTTTTGACAGGATATCCACCATGCCCAGCATCCGCCCATGGGAATCAGTGAAGCCCAATCCCAGTTCTTTCTGGGCCCCTCCGATACCGCCCAGGAAGGCCTTGTATTTGGTTCCGGCCTCACTCCCTGACATGGTGGCCTGGAGCTTGCCCAGAATGGCGATCTGTTCGGCTTGGGCAATCCCGGCCGAGGTCGCTTCCGCCCCAAGGGATGTAAAGGCCCCGGCCATCTCGGAACCCGTGGTCTTAAACATCTGAACGGCCGTGGCCGTCTGGCCGGTGAGCTGCTCAACCCATTGGGCTTTTCCCATGGCCTCAGCGGAATTTTGAAAAATACCGTACATGGTGCCCATATAATCCGTGATGGTGGCCGCATCGGACTTGGTCCCCTTGGCCAGGATGCCCGAGGCATTGGTAAAGGATGCCAGTTCATCCCCGGTGAGACCGGCAATGGCGGACTGGATATCATAGGATGAAGAAACAAAATCGTTGGCCGATTCCCCATAACGGATGGAGAATTCAATGGCCTTGTTGGACAGCTTATCCAGGCTCTCCTGGGCCACGTCCAGGCTTCTTACCTCACCTATGGCCATATTGAATTCCTGGGCCGGTGCCGCAAGGGAATGGAGTGCATATCCTGCCGCAGCCACCCCGGCACCCCCGGCCGTGATTTTACTGAAGCTGTCCTGGGCCTCGCTGGCCACATTGCCCAGGGTCTTTTGAATCTTGCCGGCCGGGCCGGTCACCCGGTCAAGGAGATCCATGGTAAACATCAATTTTTCCAGGTGTGTTCCCATCTTTTATCCTTTAAATGCCGTTGCAACTCCGT